ACCGAGCGGGTAATCGGTGACGAGCGCGACGTGGTTGAACAGGTCCGTCGTGCCCTGCCGGTGCCAGCGCATCAGCAGCACGTCACCGGGCCGCATCTCACTCTTGGGGATTGGCTCGCCGAGGTGGGCGATCAGCTCGCCCCGCAAGCCGTCACGGACGGGATCGCGCCCGTAGTCCTTGCGGTCACGAATCTCCCGGCCCACCGACGCAAAGGCGTAGGCGATGAGGCCGATGCAATCCACGCCGCGCACCGAACGCCCCCGGTGCTTGAACAGCACGCGCTTGCCATCGTTGGCCGTGAGCAATGAACGCGCAGCGGCGATCACCACCGGAATCTCTCCGGCGGTGAGAGGGGCGATCAGGCGCATCAGTACCAGAAGGTGTTGTTGGTGATCGACTGGCCGGAGGCGCTGGTCACGATCAAGACGTGGGCATCGGTCTGCGGGCTGTTCAGGCCCGAGGCGAGGACGTGCGCGGTGTCGGTCTCGTCAATGCCGTTCTGCGTGTAGTTGTGCAGGAACGTATTGCCCGAGATCGTCAGGTTGGTGGTGCTGGTCGAGCGCACGCCCGTGGCGCGGCTGTAGGCAATCGTGCTGTCGCTCACCGTCACGTTGGAGGCGTTGACGGAGACGATGCCGTTGGACAGGTTGCCGTTCAGGCGGGTGCCGCCGACCGTGCAGCCGGTGATCGTGATGTCGTCCACCGTCGCGGTGATGCCGCCCCGCTTGAGGATGTTGATGCCGTACTTGGCATTCACCTCGAACTTGCAGTTCTGGATCGTGACGTGCTGCACCGTGTCGCCGTCTTCCGGCTCGATGTCGATGCCGCACTCCGGGGATGTGCCGTTGGTGTTGCGGAAGGTCGAGTCGGTGAGCGTGACGTTCGTGGCCGAGACGATGGACACGCCCTGGCGGCGGTTGTTGTCCGTCAGCACGTTGTCGATCAGGATGTCGTCGCACGCGCCCCCGATGGACATGCCATCGCCCACCGCATCCTTGAGCGTGATGTCGCGCACCGTGACGGCGGACGAGTTACCGCAGGAAATGCAGTGGCCCCATTCCGAGGTCGTGCCGACGATCGGGCTCCACAACGGGCGGTAGCCTTGGATCGTGCCGCCCGAGATTTCGACGTTGCTCTGGCCCGTGATCCACACGACGTACTTGTGGTCGAGCGCGGTGTACTTGGATTTCAGGATCGTGCCGGCCGACAGCTTCAGCCACATATTGCTGACCGGCAGGACCGACACCGTGGGATCGATCAGGTACGTGCCGTCCGGAATAACGACCGTGCCGCCATCGCCGGGGAGCGAGGTGATCGCGGCATTGATCGCGGCCGTGGCATCGGTGGCCCCGTCGCCGTAGGTGCTGGAGACGGTGACGACCGTCGCGCCGCGCGTGCGCGACGTGCTCGGCGGCGTGTCCCCGGTGGGCGGGGTCGTGCCGCCACTGTCTACCGGCGGCGTGGAGACGTTGGTTTCCTCGCCCGTGCCCGAGTACCGGCCTGTCAATGCAGCGCCCGGCACCAAGAGGCGATTGGCCTCCGCCACCGGCATGTGCGGGAAGCCCCGGTAGTGGTTCACCCACGCCGTGTCCCAATACGCGCGGCAGGAGTTCGGGCCTTGGTGGCGTTTCGAGCAGCCGGGGCGGATGTCGAACGTGTCGCCAATGGCGATGGGATGCGGGAACGGAAAGCGCAGGACGATCTGCCCGCCCGCGTAGGACTCGATCTCGCGCGAGATGTCGAGATTGGCGCCCCCGGTGCAGGTCGCCATGCCGTAGGCGAAGTAATCGTCGTCCTGCGTCAGCGTGGAATCGGCGAACACCAGATCGGGCTCGTCGGTATCCACCGCCGTGACCGTCATGCCGACCCACAGCGACGAGAGATCGAAGCCGCAGGGCCTGCGTTCCTCCACCACGCCGCCGCCCGTGCCGATGGGCTGGGAACCGAAGGTGGCACTACAGGGGATGGAATAGACGCCGCCGACCGACTGCTTCAACTGCTGCGACAGCGAGCGCAGTTCCAGCACCGTGAGGCCGCCGACCTTGCGCCGGACCTCGCCGATGGTGCCGCCTGCGATGACTTCGTGGCCGTCGCCGAGGCTGTTGTAGTTGACCCGATAGACGACGAACGCAATCTTGTCGAGCGCGCCCGCGTCGATCTGCGTGTCGGTGAAGCCTTCCAGCTCGAACCCGGCGACCGGGTAGAGCGTGTTGGCCTCCGCGTTGTCCACGCCGAGATCGGCCGAGGATTGCAGGGCCGACATCTCCATGCCCGTGCGGGCTTTGTACGTCAGGCCGCCGTAAGTGACATCGGCATCCAGCAGGGTGAAGCCGCGATAGGTGCCGTCGTCCAACGGGCCAACGCGCAAGAGATCGGTGAGCGTGGTGGACGACTTGGCCTTGTGGGTGACCAGCGCGGCCGGAATCGTCTTGCTCATTCCGTCAGCTCGTCCAGCGAGATTTCGCAAATTTCGACCGAGCCGTTCATGGCGAAGTCGTCGCCACGGCGGTTGTCAATCGAAAACGGCAGCCAATCCGTGGTGAACCGCACCGGCACGCGAAACGTGCCGCTCCACGTCAAGGCCTGCCCCTCCGTCCACGCCGTGGTGGGCGTGAACGTGTTGGTCGTGTCGTCGTAGGTGCCCGCCTTCGCAACGCCGTTCTGGTAGACGGTCAGGCCCGGATACGCCTGGAAATTCGTGCGGGTGTACGAGACGCCATCGGCCGTGCTGACGATCTGCAACTGGACGGCCGTGCTGCCCGAGGGCGCATTCCCCAGCGATTGCAGCGTCGCGGTGTGGTCGGCGGGGTCCTTGAAGAAGAACCCGTACAACTGCGCCCGGCAGACGTTGAACAGCCCCTTGATTTCGCGGAACTGCACGGAGCTGATGTTGTTGAAGGGCGCGGTCCAGTGGTGCCGCGCCTCCGACCAGTTGGCGTTGCGGCGCTCGCGCTTGTTGCGTTTCTGGACAATCCGCGTGTTGAACTCAGGACCGCCCGTGAACCCTGCGGCCACGCCGGGGCTCAGTTCTGCATCAAGGATGGCCATGTCAGTTCCGGGTCAGGGCGCGCCGGGTCGCGATGCCGGTCTTCTGGCTGATCTGCGATTGCGTCTGCGGCGAATACCGCTCTGGCAAATAGAAGGCGTTGTTGACGACGTTGCCGCCGCCGCCCATGGCCTTGGTGATGTGCGCGGGAATCACGACGCCTGCGGTACGCGGCACGAACAGCTCCGGTCCCTGTTCGCCAACGAGGTAGCCGGTGCCACCGAGCACGTCGCCGCCATCGGCACGGCCACCGCCAAACAGCGAGCCAAAGAGGCTGCCGATCCAGTTGCCAGATGAGCCCCCGTTGGCGCTGCCCATCTGGCCGAACAAACGCTCGACCAGGCGCTGGGCGATGATTTGGGTGATCGCCGCCGCGAAGTTGTCGGCAGCCTTTTTCAGCGCGTCCCACACGCCGACGCCGTGGGCGAGGTCTTCAAAGAACCCTGCCGTCGCATCGCGCAGCGCGTCCATCGCCTCGGTTTGATCTGAGACCGCCTTGGCGTGCTCATGGAGCGCGTGGGTTGCCGCGATGATCGATTGCCGGTCCTTCTCGCTAATTTCGGAGCCCACTTGCCGTAGGCGGTTGTAGGTGTCCTGCTCCTCAATCGTCAGGCCGAGCATGTCGTACTGCTCTTGGATGTCCTGCAGGACACTGCTGACAGGCGCATCGCGGAGCTTGGTGAGGATTTTCATCCGCTCGATGTATTGATCGAGCGTAATGGTTCCGTCAGCCAGCTCTTGCTTGAGCTTGGCTTCCTCCTGCTGAAAATGCAGCAGTGCTTCAGACGCCGGCCCCTTGAGCTGGGCCGCCATCTCGGCGGTTTCGTCGGAAAACTCCTTCTGCGCCTGCGCGAGATCCTTGTCGCGCAGCTTGTCGGCCAGCTCCGTCATAGAGGCGGTGAACGCCTTCACCTTGTCGGCCGGCACGCCATCCTTCGCAAACTGCTTGGCCTGCTCGGCGATCTGCCGGAGGCGGTCGGCGTACTCGTCCGCGATCGGGTTGCCGGTCTTGGACAGTTCGGCCTCCCAATCCTGCTGCGCCTTGGTCATCTGCTCGATGGCGCGGGCGACCTGTTCGGCCTGCTTTTCGGCGTCCGACTTGCCGGACGACTTCGTGCTCGGGTTGCTCAGCGCCTTGGCGATGCGCGACGAGTCCACCGTCTGGTGCGTCGCGGCAGGGCGCTTGAAGGCCGACTCGGGCAAATTGCCCGAATCCGGCGTAATGAACTGGACGCTGACCGGCTTGGGTGCACTGAGACTGTCCAGCGCCTTCTGGCCGTTCTTGATGGCGTTGTTAATGCGCTCGTAGCCTTCGGCCACCGAGCCTTCCGCGAGGCCAAGGGAGCGCAGGTTCCTCTGCACTTCGTCCATGCCCGCCGAGATTTCGACCAGCCCCTCGATCGCAAGCGAGACGCGATTGACCGCGTTCTCGTATTCCTTGATCAGGCCGACGCCAGCATGAAACGCAGTGCCCAGCACCGTGGCCACATCTGCGGCGAGGTTGCCGTCATGGATCAGGTCGCGCAGATCCGACACCAAGTCTTTCAGCGTCGGGAGCAGCTCGCGGGCGACTTGCAGCGCCACGCCGCCCATCTCGGCCTTTAGATCGCCCAGCGTGTCCTTGAAGTCATCCGCAGCGGCGGCCGTCTGGCTGTCGATGACAATGCCCAACTCGCGGGCCTTGTCGGTGTACGCCTTGAGCCCATCCGCGCCTTGGTTCAGGAACTCGGTGAGTTCCAGCCCCGACTTCCCAAACAACGCCTGCGCCAGTGCGGCCTTAGTCGTGCCGTCTTCCAGCCCCTTGAACTTGTCGGCGATCTCGGGGATGAGGTCGGATAGATCCTTGAGCCTTCCGGCCGAGTCCGTGACCTTGATGCCGAGCGCGTCAAACACCTTCGCCTGTGCGCTCGTGGGGTTGATCGCATCCGCCGCGTTCTTGGCGAGGATCTTCATCCCCTTCGCCAAGCTGTCCATGTCCGTGCCGGTCTGCTGGGCGGCATACCGGAAGGCGGAGATGGTTTCGGTGCTCGCGCCAAGACGAATCGAGAGATCGCGCGTTTCGTCCGCGAGATCGATCGCCTTCTTCAGCCCCTCAAACGCTGCGCCCACCGTCAGCGTGACGCCTGTTGCCGCAAGCAGGCCGCCCACCATCGTGCGCATGGACGCGCCCACGGCACGGCCCGCACTGTAAAACGCCCTGTCGATCTCCTTGGCTCGCTTGGCGGCCAGCTTCGCCGAGCGATTGATATCCGTCTCAAAGCTGCCGGTTTTGGCCAGCAGATCGACGGTAATCCGGCCTTGGGACATGCGTTATCTCTCGAACAGGCCGAACACGCCGAGCCTGTCTTGGGAAGATTCGATGGGGGGTTGCAGCAGGGACAGCCGCTCGCTGAAGTCGCCGCCGCCGAGGCTCACGGACACGAGCGCAGCGGGGCGATGGAAGCGGTGGAGATCGTCAAACGGCCAGCGGGTGTAGAACTCACGCCACGCGACCAGCTCGGCCTTCGGCATGGCGTAGATTTCGCCGAGCGTCTTGCCCAACGCCAGGGCGAGGACGTGGCAGAACCACTCCTCCCCGCGCTCGGCTAACCTTTTCCCGCGTCGTTGCCCTTCAGGCCGTTGACCGAGAGCACCGCCTCCATGAGCGCCGTCATTGCGCCGGTTTTCAGCTTGAGCGCCTGCGCGTAATCCATTGCAGGCTTGCCGTCTGCTTCACATAGGGACGCGGCGATTATCTTGGCCATGGCACCCGCCCGGACGTTTTCGTCGTCGGACTGTTCGGCCATGTGCAGCTTGCGGAACTCGACCGCAGGCAGTTCGCGGAAATGCAGCTCATGTTCGCTGCCATCGGGCAGCTTGACGACGCGCGCTTGCACGTCGGGGGACACCAGAAACGCATCAAGGTTCATTGTTCGCCGTTCCAATAGATCCCCGGACAGCCGGACGCGGCACGGCGAACGCCGCGCTACCCGACTGCCGGGGAAAGCCGTTTAGGGGATTACACGAAGTCCCACGACACCGTGCCGCTGCGCTGGATGACCATCGTGGCCTTCCAGATGTCGTTGCCCGCGATGTCGATGTTCACGTCAGCGACGTAGCCGTCGAAAATCGCCGAGGTGCGGTCCACCACGGTCTGCATCGCCGAACCCACCGCCGTGGGCGCGGTCGTGGTCTGCGCCGAATAGATGCCCCACGACACGGTGGTGCCCGCATCCTTGAGCGCCAGCAGCGCCGAATGCACGGTGCTGTCGGACTTGAGGTTGAACGTCACCGTCACCTGACCCGGATTGCCGAAGCCCGGCTCGAAGGTCCGGTCGGTGTCGTCCAGCGTGGTGGTGTCGATCTGGTCGCGGGCGCCGCCGAGACCCTGGATGCCGGTGATGGCGGCGACCTTCGACGTGGTGGTGGCAGCCGAAGCGTAGTAAAGCTCCGTCTTCTGAGACTTCAGGTAGGTGGACACTCGTAAAACTCCATCTCGATGGGAAAGACCGCCTCACGGCGGGCTGGTCGAAGTCGCGTACTTCGATTAGGTGCCTCGGCTACCGGGCGTCTCACGACGAGCCGCCGAGGGCTTGAACTCAGCGCATGTGAATCCAGTCGAGCTGGAAACTGATGCGAAAACGTTGCGTTTCGGGGTCGCGCTCGTCCGCGACATAGGCCACGACGTTGGCCGCGCCTTCCAATGCCCCACGAACGGCGCTGGCGAGCGTCTCCACGCCGGCATCGGTGTCGGCCCAGCAGTCCACCTGCACGCGGAACACGTCGATCTCCGCGCCATCCAGTGCGTTCTCGGGCGATCCGCCCGGCACGCTCCACGTCACGTAGGGGCGCGCGACATCCTTGGGGGCCGAGCCGTGGCGATAGACGCGACCGGACAACAGGCCATTGGCCGTCGCATCGGCGGCAATCGTGGCGCGAATCGGCGGCAGCATCAGCGACCCAGCTTGCGGATGATCCGCTCAATGCCTTTGTTCAACTCGTCCACGACCGTGGCGAGCGCCCGCTCCTTGTTCGCGAGGAAGGCCGGCAGCAGCCACGGCTTCGGGGCCATCTTTTCGGTCCCGAACTCCAGATATCGTGCTGCCGCGATCGTTTTCTTGCCGTCCGGGTACGTCTTGCGCCGCACGAAGATGCGATATCGCTCATTCGCACCAGATCGCTGCGGATTGGGGTCGCGCCCAAGTGCTACCGACTTGGCGAGCAGGCCCGTATTGACGTAGCTGTCGGTGTCGTCCTTGTTCGCTTCCAGGTTGGCGATGGCCGCCTGCTGGATGACCTTGCCGCCCTTCCGAAGCGCCGATCTCACCGGCCCGCCGCGCTTGCTGACGATCTCGGGCGGCAGGCTTTGCAGCTTGCGCAGCACGTCATCCAGCCCGTGCAGGGTTTGCGTGTCAGCCACGGATGCCGGCCTCGGCCAAAAGGGTGAAGGAATCGCGCAACGTCGGGTCTGCGATCACTTCGGTGATGTTGTAGGTGCGGCTGTCGTGAACAATCCGCATGGAGCTGGTCACTTCCGCGCCGTTGCCGTAGCGGATGACGAAGCGCACGCGGGTGCCGCTCTGCTCTGCCCCGGCCGCGAGGATTTCGCGCCCACTGAGCGGCGAAATGGCGGCGGGCACGTCCGTCAGGAAGTCCGCCCAGCTTTCCGACGTGGCCTCACCGCTGTTCGTGGCGGTCATCTGCTGGATCGTGATGCGGTGGCGCAGGTCGCCGGCTTTCATACTCGCACCTTTTTGATGCCACCAATCAAGCGGGCTACTGCCGGATTGGCGAAGAACGCTTCGCTATCGGTCGCGCCGCGCTTGCGATAAAAATCCTCGGTCAGCAGCAGGATCAGCGCCTTGGCGTTCGCCGGAACATCGGTCGCCGCACCGTAGCCGGCCACGAAGCGCACGGTGACAGCGCCGGGGCGCGTGGTGTCGTAGTCGGGCCACGCATCCACGGGCACGATCTTTTGGCCGGAGACGACATAGGCAGACGGATCCATCGTCTGCTGCACGCCTTCGGGGTCGTAATACTTCACGCTGGTCACACTCTGAAGCGTCGGCAGCGGCACGTTGATCTCGTTCCAGCAGCCCGCGCTAAACGGGAAGCGGTCGATCGTGTAATCCCATGTCTGCGTCACAAGGCAGCGGCCCAGCGCGCCCTCTGCGCCGTCCAGTTGAGCCACCGCCGCATCCAGCAAGAGCTGGATCAGCGTGTCGTCGCTGGAGTGCGTGACGGCTAGGTGCGCCTTGGCTTCGGCCAGCGAAACAGGCGTTTCAGTGGGCGCGGTGACGCGAGAGAGGATCATTTCTGCTTCTTGGCCTTCGGTTCCGGCTTCTCAGCCTCGACCGGCTCCGCGAGACCGGCTGCGATCAGTCGCGCCTCGTGCTCGGGATCGCCGTTGAAAATCTGTCCCGGACCCACGGCCCAGGTATCGCCCGCCATCGCGGTCAGCATCTTGACTGCCATATCGCCTCCAAAAGAAAGGGCGACCCGGAGGCCGCCCTTTCCAGTTGCTTACGCCTGGATCAGATGCTTGATCGCGCTCGACAGCGTGACCTTGCCGTCCATGCGACGGTAGCCACGGAAGCCGACCTGGCCGTTGGCGGCATACAACTCGTTCAGACGCTGCACGACAGTGCCCTGGCGATCCGCAACCGTGTAGTACGACAGGTCACCGAACACCACAGACTTCAGGCCCGTGGTCGCAGCCGGCATCGCCGTGGAGACGATCACCGGGCGGCCCAGCAGCATGTCCGGCTGCCCGGCCTGGAGGCCCGGCTGCCACAGGTACTGGCTGTTGCCGTCCACCAGCTTGCGGATCATCTTCGCGGTGCCATCGGCCATCAGCCACACCGCGTTCTTGCGGTACGGGCGGCCCAGCGCGTGGAACAGTTCCATCAGCTCGTTGGCCGTGATCGCGGCAGCGCCCGCGGCGGTGACGCCGAGCGAGCTGCCCGGCACGATGCCGGTCGGCTTGCCCGAGCCGTCGCCGTTGACGAACGCCGACTCTTCAGCGAGACCGAAACGCTTGCCGAAATTGGTCGCGAGGTAGCCCTGCACGTCGAAGAACGCGTCACGGAGCAGCTCTTCCGACACCTTGATGATGGTGCCGAGCTTGTAGTCGCTCAGGGTCACGCGGCTGAACGCAGCATCGGACTCGGTGTAGGCCGCCTCTTCCGCCGTCCACGACGCCGTGCCGAGGGTCGATTCCACCGGAATGTTGCGATCCGAGGCGGTCGTGATGACCGATACCCAGTTGCGGACTTCGTTGATGTCCTGAAGCGCGGCCACCAGCTTGGTGTCGAACTCCTGCGGGACGATGTAGCCGCCCTCGGAATCCGTGCCCACCTGAAGGGCGTTCTGGATGCGGCCGTCGATGCCGTTGGCGCCGCGACGGAAATAGCTCGTCAGGGCGTCGGCATAGTCGGCGCTGTTGCGGAAGTGCGTGGGCTTGTCGTTGGCCGGGGCCAGCGGACGGACCACGTTTACCGGACGGTCGAGGTCGGCTTCGATGCCAGCAACGCGCTCGGCGCGCTTGACGAGGTTCGCGATCTCATCCTGGCGGGCTTCGAGCTTGCCGTATTCGCTCTGCTCCTCGCTGGACAGGTCGCGTCCGTCCTTCTCGGCGCGATTCAGAAGCTCGCGCATGCGGTTGACGCACTGGCCGCGTTCGGCCAGCAGCTTGTTGTCGATCATTTGGGGTTGTCTCAGTTGGACGCCCTTTCGGGCACAAAAAAACCGCCTCGCGGCGGCTTGGTTGATTGCCTCGGGCGTCCGCCGTTGGCGTTAGCTGGGGCGTCCGCCCTTAGCTAATGGGGAACCGCTGGCGGGCAGCGATGCGAAACTCGGGCACAACGGGCGCGGGCGGCTCGGGAGCCTCCTGCGGAGCGTTGCGAATCCACGGCTTCGCGGTGTTCTTGACGGCCTTGGCAGCGCCGGACTCGGCATCGGCAAAGCCGTGCTCGATCGCGGCCTTCGCGCCGAACCACCACTCCGAATCCATCGCCTCGGCGATGTCGGCTTCTTCCATCTTCACGCGCGCCTTGTAGGTCGCGACGATGGATTCCTTGATCTGGTCGAGCAGCTCGGCCTTCTTCCGCATCTCCGCAGAGTCGCCGATGGCGAGCGTCCACGGGTTATGGATCATCATGCGGGCGTTGGCCGCCATCTCGATGGTGTCGCCCGCCATCGCAATCACCGACGCGGCCGAAGCCGCCATGCCGTCCACCTTGACGGTGACGTGGGCCGGGTGCTGCTTGAGCAGGTTGTAGATCGCGAAGCCGTCGAACACGTCGCCGCCTGGCGAGTTGATGCGGACCACGATCTGGTCGGCATCCGGCATCGCGTCGAGTTGGGCCTTGACGGCTTTCGCCGAAATGCCGCCCCACTCCTCCGGGCCGATGTCGTCGTAGATCAGGATTTCAGGCATCGTCTAGGCTCCACTTGGCGACGGCGGCTTCTGCGCCGAGGGCGTACAGGTCGTTGATGTGCATGTCGTAAGACGTGCCGTTTCGCTTGCTCATGCGGGCGAAGTAGTCTTCGGCCCACGCGAAGAACGCCTCGTCGTTCAGGCGCTCACGTTCGATCAAGACCGCCTTGGCAATGGAGCCGTCCTGCGGCTTCTTTGCGGAGGTCTGCGGCTTCTCCGCTGCCGAATCGCTGGGATTCTGCGCAGCGGGTGCGGCAGGAACATAGATTTCATCCAGACCCGGCAACGGATCCATGTCCTCCAGGACGCGGACTTCGTTGCGGGCCATCCAGCCGGGACCGTTATTGCCGCCGACCGCAATCTGGTATGCCTCATAACGCGACTTGATGTCGCCGCGCAGCAAGGCGTCCACGTTGAACTTGACGTAGTACGTGCCGCGCTCCATCGGCCCGAACAGGTCGCGGTTCGCGGAATCCTCGATGCGCTTGAGCCACGGGAGCAGCGTGCGGGTGACGAACTCCAGAGATTGATGCTCAATGTTCGAAAACGTCGCGTTCTCCAGCTCGTTGAGCATGTGCAGCGGGATGCGGTAGATCCGCGCCACTTCCGCGATGGCGTTTTTCAGGCTGGCGATGTATTCCGCATCCACCAGCGACATGCCGATGGTGTTGAACTTCGCGCCAGCTTCGAGGATCAGCGGCTTGTTGGCGTTGAGCCGACCGCCGTGTTCCTCCTTGAACGACTTCTTGAAGCCCTCGAAGGCCGTTTCCGACCATTCCACCGGCACTTCGATGGTCGAACCGACCATCGCGCCATTGGCGAACATGCGGTTGCCATGCTCGTTCAGCGTCATCGCGTAGCCGATGGCCTCGCGGTGGACGCCGATGGGCGACAGGCCGGTCACGCCATCCGTGCCGAAGCCGCGCGTGTGCCAGATCAGGTTCTTGTTGTAGACCTTGGCCGCGCCCGGCTCCTGGTAGTCAAACACCAGGCGGCCCGCCGCATCGCGGTCCAGCCGCATGTGCTGCGGTCGCAGGGGCTGAATGTCTCGAATGTCGCCGCGCCCGTTGATCGCCAGTGCGCTATAGGCATTGCCCCGCAAGCCGAGACAGGCCATGCGGTACTCGATCGCCTCAAATGCCGTCTGCTCGTCGTTCGGGGCGACGTGCAGCAGTTGGTGCACCGGATGGTTGGTCGCGACTTCTTTGCCGCCGTTGGGCAAGCGTCGATAGACGCTCATCGGCAGCGACGCCACCGATTCGGCGAGGATCAGCACGCAGGCATAGACCGCCGTGACCGCCAGCGCCGTTTCCGGCGTGACCGCCTGCCCCGAGATGGTCGGCGCGAACGCCGGCATCTGCCGCCACCACTCGGGTTCCCGGAGCGTGGCATTGCGGGCGCGGCCCATCTGCTGGGCAGCCTCCATCGCGGCCACCATTTCTTCCCGAGTCGCTTTCACAGGGTCCGGATTCCTCGGGCTTCGTAAGGGTTGCGCTCAGGGGTTTGGGCCGCCGCCGCCTTGCCCATCGCCATCGCGAGCGCCACCAGGCCGTCGATGCGGCCCGTCGCTTTGCTCTTGTCCAACTTGCGGTTGCCGGCCGGATCGCTCACAGCGATGGCATTGGCCGCGCACCAGCGCAGGATCGGATGGCCGCCGTGGCGCACCCGCTTGTTCAACAATTCGGTTTCCAGCGCCTCAAGCGCCGGACTCATGTCCTTGAAGCCTTGCCCGAAGGGCTCCATCGGCAATTCCCGGCCGACGCGCTTCAACTCGGCGAGAATCACGTCGATGCGCCAGCGGTCGAACGCGACGTACTGGACCGGATAGGTGTCGCACAGGTCGAGCAATCGCTCAGCAACCCATGCGTATTCCACCGACAGGCCGGGCGTGAGGGTCAGCAGCCCATCCCCTGCCCACACGTCATACGGCGCGCGGTCGCGGCTCGCGCGATCCACCACGCCCTGCTCGGGGGCAAAGAAGTCCGTGCGGACGTGCCACTCGCCTTCGCGCGACTTCGCGACCAGGCACAATGCCGTCAAGTCGTTGCGGGCCGACAGATCGAGGCCGATGAAGCACGGGCCCTGCCGGAAGACGTCCTCGTCCGGCTTGCCATCGCACGCATCCCACACCGAGCGCGAGACAAACGGGTTGTGGACCGTGACGCGCTGGTTGCAGATGAGGTTGCGGTAGGCGGATTCGCGCGAAGGCATCCGCCGCGCCGCTTCCGCCTGGTCACGCACTTCCACCGGATTCTGGAAGTCCCCATAGGCCGGGTTGGCGGCCTTGATGGCTTCTTCCGAGAACGGGTCCAGCTCGTCTGCTGCGGCGTAGAGCCACAGCTTCGTGCGCGGATCTTTTCCACCTTGCGCGTCGTCAATCAGCAACGACAGCAGATCGGCATCAGTCGGAGCCTGCGTCGAAATGACAATCGACAGCGGCTCTTGCTGCGCACCGGAAGCCGTCTCCAGCGCCTCGTACAGCTCGCTACGCGGCCCGCGCACCTGCCCCAGCTCGTCGTGCACCACGAACACAGGCGAAAGGCCATAGGCCGTGGAGGCTTCGGCTGACAGCGCCCGGTACAGCGTCCCCAGCTCGGGGCAGAACAGTTGCTTCGCCGTATCGCGGATGACGACGTACTGCGACAGATCGGGCGACATGCGCACGACCTTGGCCGCCAGCGCAAACAGGATGGCCGCCTGCTCGCGGCTCTGCGCCGCCGAGTAGAGCTGGCTGTTCTTGCGCGCCTCGGGGCCGCACAGATGCAACAGCAACAGGAAGGCGGACAACGCCGTCTTGCCGTTCTTGCGCCCGAAGCTGACGATGGCCCGGCGTGTCGGCGTGTCGTAGATGCCCCGGATGATCTCGCGCTGCCACGGCCGCAATTGGACCGGTTGCCCCACCAGCGCGCCCTCGGGCACACAACAAAACTGCTGAATCCAGTCGGCGTTACGGTCGCCGCGCGAGGGTTCTACCTTCCGCTTTGCCACGGCTTGTTGCCGCTCCCGGCCTTGCGGTCAGCCGTCGCGGCTGCCTGGGGCGTGTACCGGCTCTGCTGGGTCAGGCGCATCTTCGTCGCAATCGACGTGGCGCGCTTGGCCTCGGTGTCCCGCATCTTCAGCAGGTCTTTCAAGCTGTGGTCGGCGGTGCCGGCCAGCGTCAGCTCGATTTCCAGCGCCAGGCGGTTGCCCATGTCCACCGCGCGCACGTACTCAGCGAGCAGCGGAGCGTTATCAGCAGCGAACCACTCCACCGGCTTGCCCGCGACGATCTCGCGCCACAACGCCGCCTGTGATTCGGTCAATTCCTGCGGCGGCTCCATCCGCTGCGGCAGCGAAGTCGCCACAACAGACAGGGCAGCCGTCGATTTCCGGCCCCTGCCTTCCATACTTTTTTGTCCTAACCGTATGTTGGTTTGTTACGGTTTATGAAAAAAACGG